TTTTTGTTGATCACGTCTTGAATTGGCGGTTTTGCCTCTTCTTTCTTATGCAGGCCCGCCTCTTTGATTGCGTTATAAACCAGCTTTTGTCGCTCGAAACCCTCTGGTAGTTCTAAGATGGTTTCGGCAGTAGCGGGATATTTATCAACGAACTTTTGAGCATGAGACATAACTTCCTGAAAGTCTGGATTGGAGCGAAGCCAGTTAGCCTTCCTCTCATTGGCAAGGGCGCTTTGCACCTCATTCTTAATGATCGATTCTGTCTCTCCTCGGAGTTCTTGTTTGGACTTGACCAGTTCCTTTTTCAGCTTTTTGCGATCTACATAGGGTTCGTCGTCGTCATCTTCGTCGGTGTCTTTATAGGGAAGGCGTGCTTGCGCGGCCCTTTCCTTTTCGTATTCCGCCATTTTCTGCTCTGCTGCAAGTCGGGCTTCTCGTTCTTGCTCCAATTTGCGGGTGTACATTTCTTCTTGCTTTCGGAAGTTCAATTCCTTCTCGGATGGTGCTGGTGTATTTTCAGTTGAATTTGTGGATGTTGTCATGTAAAACCTTAGTCTTAACGCCGACAAGCGAATGGTTTTAAGTTAGTTATACGAAATTATTTAATTGGGCACAACATGAAGGTTAATTTTTTAGAGACCCACGATCGCTTAGAGCATTTCAAAAAGCAAAACTTTTCCATATCCGAATGCTGCGAAGATCTGATTAAGCAAAGACCCTTCGGCGATAGACCATTCTACATCTTCGCCCACGGCAGAACTGATGACGACGGAGTTACGAAGAGGTTGATTTGGCAACCTCGCCTTACTAAACCAAAAGCCCAGACAAATTCAATGCTTTTTAGAGCGACACCAGGGACGGACATCATCATCGTTATTTGGATTTTGCCACCTAGAGAGCTTTGGGAGGCATACCAAAGGGGCATGATGATGGAGGATTCAACGGTGATTGAAAGCATTAAGGCTTTTCTGTACGACAGGGCTTCCTTGGAAAGGCCCGAGCCCGACGATCCGGATGATGAGACTGTAAAGCAGATTTACATGGAGATAAGCAAAGATGCTCAACGCAACAAAAATGCTAGACGACAGACAGAAGATAGTCGATAAGTTCCCCCGGTTTTTCAAAACAGACCCAGAGTTTTCTTGTGGTCCTGGTTGGTATCCAATCGTTGAAGAGCTGCTTGAAAAGGTCCTAAAAGATTTGCCCGAAGGAATGGACCCTCCTGAAATTGCACAAATCAAAGAGAAATTCGGCGCCCTCAGGATCTATTTCGTATATTACTATGACATGATGTTTGCTCTAGTCCAAGAGGCAGAATGTAAAAGCGCTCAGATTTGCGAACTCTGCGGGAAAGAAGGTTTGTTTTTCGTTCATAATGGGTGGTGGATGACGCGGTGTGATGAATGTAGACCGACTAAACAACAGACTTAGGCGGCTTGCGCATCCTGCCAGCAGTAACAGGACGATAGCCCACAGAGCCATCTCTCATACGACCCATAGGGTTTTTATGGCCAGTGCCATAATGGTCGCCCATGCCAAAGCGATAAGGAGCGGTATGTGCCTCTTGCTTAGGTACACGATTTTTGGGGGGCTTTAGGTTAAGAGGCTTGAGTGGAAACATTCAGACTCCTGCGGGATCGGTCCGCTTTTGAGACCAGATGCTTTTTCGTTGCCGACGGGATTCTTGTGGCCAATGCCGTAATAATCGCCTGCCTGCATGAATCTGCCGGTGGTTGCCTCGTCTCTGGTTGGAGCTGCAAAATTTTTACTGGCAGCTCTAGCTTTCGGCTTAAGGGGATCGTGAAGGATCTTCTTCTCTGACATAGAGCCTCAAAATAGGGTCCCAGACTGGCCAGAACCCCTAAATTAATACCGATAGCCTTCTTTCATCGGGTGGCCTTTAATCTTGCCATCCCCGTGCTTTTGGTCTCGGTGGATCATCTCTGTGGTGTCAGGGTACATAGAGCCAATGTGGCCTGACCCTTCTGCCGAGTGTTCTTCTTTGGTTTTATGAGGGCCATCTGGAAAGACGGAATGTTTGCCGCCCTTACCTACCCAGCTGCCATGATCATCGATGCGTCTGCCTGACATAAGTTCCTCTTGATGCTACGCTTTTTCTTCCAGTATACGAGTCAAGAAATGTTTTGCAACCTATTTGGATTTGTGTTTTTTCTTATGCTCGTGATGATGTTCTTTTTTGTGTTCATGTTTGTGTTCGTGCATTTTCATTTCTTTTTTGTGCTTCTCTTCTTTTTTCTTGTGTGCCATAGCTACCCCTGTTGGTTTGGTTGTTGTTCTTGACCCATTCCGGCCAGCATTTGGGCGACGAAATCGTTGCTCATGGCTGTGCGTTTGGCGTCTTGTTTCTCTTGGTCTTCTTTGGACTCTTGTCTGTAATCAAAAGACTCCAGTTCGTTCATCTTAAGCCCAGTTTCGATTTCGCCATATTTAGCGATGACCTCTACGAGCTTAGCAAGAGCTTCCATCTTGGCCTTCGTCGCCATCGCCCGATTCTGTGTGATCTCGCTAAGTCTTTCCTCAAAAAGGCCAATGTCGGCTTCAGCACGACCGTGGCGCTCTCTTGCAGTGGCGATGTTAGCGACGGCTTTAGAGTAGAGCTCTTTAATCTCGGCCTCTTCGCGGACGTGTTGGACGTTCTGAGCATGTTCGTTAGCAGCCGCAGCCATTTGTTCTTGTTTAGCCAGGATCTCAACCAGTTCGTTCTTCCCTTGAATAACAGCCCGTTTGGCGATCTCGGAAGGAGGGATGATACCTCCAAGAGCCTGATTGAGTTCCATCCACTGGACGAACTCTTGCTGCTTCTGAGTGGCTGTGTTGAGCCCTTCTTCGACGATGACTTGGTACTTGGCAAAAATGCGGGAGTAGAAATGTTGAGTGGGTTCTTCCCCCAGAAGCAAGCCGACTTTTGCTGCATTCCAATTGTTCAGGACGATTTGAAGCAGTTTGTCGCCAAGCAGTTTAAGGCTGTAGTCCCATTGGTCATAGTACTTTTGAAGGACCATCAGGTTGGCTGCTTGTTTGAGGAGCACAGTGAGGCTTGAGACCTGCTTATCATCTTGAGCTGACCAGTTCTCGATGTTGACGCCAGAAGTAGAAAAGATAAGGGTCTGTAGCTGATCTGCGAGGGCCATGTCAGACTCAGGAACGCCGGAGGGGATGATCTTTTCGACATCGGTCATGTCGTAGCCTTCGTTGACGATGATATCCCAGCCCTGACCTGACTTTTTAAGATTGTCTTCGTTAGCGACGGCTCCGACTTTGCGCTTCCATCCCGAGTTGATGGTTGCTTCGGTAATGTCGTGGTTGATGATGATCCGACGGTTCATCAGGAACTGAGGGTCTCTCATGGTTCTGATGAGTGAACGTACTCTGAGGTCGTAGTAGTTGATATGCGGCTCGTAGTTCCAAAAGATGGGGATGAAAGGACAAGAGTCGAAGCCGAGAGGATTGTCGCCCTGGAACATGAGCTGGTCGTTGAGCACGACGGCTAACTTCCAGACAGGCGTTTCAACTTCTGCTATCTCTAAGTCTGGGATGGCATAGAGGATTTGATCTAGCTGCTCTTGTCCGCCCGCAAAGTCGAAAAATTGATTTCGTCTTGCAGAGTAGAGCCGTTTTTTCTTTTTCTTCCACTTGTACCATACGTATGACAAGACCATAAGGTCGTTTCTTGCCATGTTGTAGTTCTCGGGCAGGAAATAAAAAGATCCATAACGCTGGGGGGTGCCTGCCATAGGGGCGATATTTTCAAGCTTGTCGGGGAATCGATTTTCGGCCTCCTTCTTAGAAATGTACTCTTGACACCAGACAAATTGCGCATCGGAAGCGTCTGGAGATCTGAAGTAGGGATCGATAAGAAACGAGTTGTATTCCCAAATCTTCAGTTTAAGACATCCCTGAGCTGGGTCATCTCCCATATAGTCAAGATAGGGCTGCGCTAAGACGAGCCCGGACACAGCTGCTAACTCACAGGCTTTGGAGAACTGCTCGTTGATCGCTTCCACGTTGGAGACGTGTGTGATTAAGCGTGTGTATTGATCGGTTGTGTCGGGATCGGCGCTTTCGGAAGGGATGTAGTTAATGGACTTGCGGTGCTGTCTCTGATAGCCCGTGACCATATTGACGGGCTGCTGGATCAGGTTAAAGTAGAAGTTCTGGTATGAGAACGATGGTGTAAAGTTGAAATATCTGTTGATAAAGGTTTGTGAGCCTGCATAGAACAATGTATCAATATTACTTTGATTCCAGCGGGCTTGTTCGATGGGCTGGAACTTGCTGTATAGATTGTCTAACCACTGTCTGACGTTGCCCTGATTGGGCTCGATCGCATTATTCCATGGTGGGTAATAGAATGAAATGGGGCCCTCGCTTGTAGAATCCCCATACTACTAAAAGATTTATTTGACCGAAATGGATTAATCTTTTGGAGGATAATGGATTTCCACTTCATTGCCACCTCTGCTGTAACTTCTGCTGCTGCTTTCGATAGTAGTCTACCAGATCGAACGTTACGATTTTGTGAGAAGCGCAAACATATCTGAGGGCATCGATTGCGTGGTCATTTTGTTTGAGAGGGGCATCTTCTCCCCTTTCGGCCTTTTTCGAGTCCCACACATATCCTTCGATTTCCTTGATGAGATTTGGGCAATCTGCACAGACAGATAAGGTCCCGTCCATCATCAGGCTGGTCATCTTATAGATTCCCTCATTGACCTCATTATTTGCGTCAATGACGTGAATCTGGGCTCTTCGCATCTCTTCCTTAAAAGCCGCTGCCGACGGATCTACGTAGATGCCCTTAAGGGAATATGGTTCCAAAAATGCCTGGATATCCCTGACGAATTCAGTATTGGTTTTCTGCTTATGCGTCTTGTGAGGGTCCCAATAGTACTCTTTTTCCACCCACATCTTCTTTCCAGTTTGGGTTTTGACGCCTGTGTTAACTCCGATGAGAACGCATGCGAAAGCATTAACCGTCCCATAGTCGATACCGGCAACCCAATACTCTGCAGCCATAGGAGGTCTTTTGCAAACATGAACATCTAGGTCGAAGAAATCGAAAATCGCGCCTTCTGCCAGGCACCATAGCCCAAGATAGTTCCTTTTGAAGAAGAGGCCGGTTAGGGTATTTTTAAGATCGTCTTTGTAATGTTGGGGCAAATAAGGGTTATCATCGAGAGAGAAATGGAGTTGGTAGTACTTAGAATCGAATTCGGCCATGTCGATCCATTGTTTCATCTTGTGCCCAGGCTGGCGGGGGTTCATCGAGGCATAGAGCTTAGAATGTTCCTTGGAGAGCCTGGTCTTGATCATTTCTATGACGTTTTCGGGATAGAGGGTGATTTCGTCGCAGTAGCACAAATCGATAGTCATACCTTGGATAATGCCCAATGCGCCTTCATCCCCGGCTCCAATGCAACGGATTTGCTTGAGGCCGAAGGACAGTCCCTTCTTCTCGGACCAAGTGCAGAAGACTTTGAAGACGCTGACGACTTCATTGGACTCCATGATTAAACGGATGACGTTGGAGTAAATCGATCCTTGAGAGAATCCGAAAATGACGATACAGTCCCCTGGGCAGCGATGGGCGGCTTGCAAAAATCGGAAGAGCGTGCATATTGTCTTGCCACTGCGAACGGCCCCATGAGCAAGATTGAACTTATGATCGGCATTTTTGATGAATTCTAACTGTTTTGGACTGAATGGAGGGAGATTGGAATCTAACATTAAACTATCCAAAGAGGATAAACTTAAAGTACTTGAGGAAATGATAACTCGCTACGAAAATCTTCCACAAGCCGCTATGTATGCAAGCGTAAATCACTTTGATCTCTACTGCGTTTTGCTCATGATGAAGTCGCTCTTTTCGGATGGGTAGACTTTTTTTCTTTTCGCTATCAACTAAAATCCTCACTTGATAGATTGAAAAGAAACCTCATCTAGGAGTCAATTATGACCGCTCCAATCCCAATAGATGCGTATGCAATAGCCGTAGGTTCTGCTCCAAACGCAACTATGGTTCCCTTCGTCGCCACCTATTCTCCGACGACCACGACCATTCTGGGCCCCTCTGGAAGCTTTAAAATCGGGCAAATGTGGATTAATTCTTCCTCAAATTTAGTGTTCATTCTTACTTCCCTTTCCTCATTTGCTGGGGTCGTAACTGCAACCTGGACGTCGGTATAATGGGCGCACAAAGCACCGTTCTCAAGTGGGACCTTCTCAGATCGCTCTCATCAGCGTCCGTTAGCGGGACTTATACAACCGTTGGCACTCCTTTTACCTATCCCGTCAGAATCGTGAAAATTGTGAACAACTCCACGACCGACGTCACTGTTTCCGATGATGGCGTCAATGACAAAGACTACGTTCCAGCCGGTGGGTTCTCTCTTTACGATTGTGGGACTAACCGAGGGCATTCTTCTTCAGAAATGAACATCAGCGAATACACGCAGATATACGTTAAAGGAACGGCGGGCACAGGGAATATCTACGTTGTGACACTTTACGCATATTCGATTCCTCAAACCCCTCCCCTATAGGAGTTAGATGAGCCAGGCTGGCGCGAATTCTACAAGTGGTGGTGGCGGCGGAAGCGACATTCTGACGATCAATTCGATCCCGCCAAACGGCTCCGGCAACTTTAACATTGACGCCGGCAGCAACATCACAATCACACCTGGCACAAATTCCATCACCATCGCTTCTACAGGCGGATCGAGTGGAGTCACTTCGCTCACTGGGAACTCAGGGTCCCCTTTATTAACGGGAGCTATCCAGCTAACCACAGGCGCTTCGAACGCAAACGGCACTTCAGTATTTACCGCTTCTGGAGCTGCGATAACCCAAACCTTTGATGATGCCAATTCGAATTTGGGTCTTGGCAATTCAGTTCTGGATGTACTTTCTGGAGGAATGCAAAACACGTCTATCGGAACCTATTCGTCCGGATCGATTTCTAGCGGCACAGGAAATTGCTGTTTTGGATATAGCACGGGAGATGGAATCACTTCCGGTTCTGATAATTGTTTTTTTGGCACGAACACGGCAACTCTTGTTCCTCTAACTGGAGGAGCTAACTCATTTTATGGAGCCGATTCGGTTGGGAATCTTTCGGGGGGTTCGTTCAATAGTGGTCTCGGTAACGGAATTGCCAACAATATCATATCCGGAAATTACAATATATTTATCGGTGCAAATAATGTTGG